AATCTGTGGGTGGTGGTATGGGTCGCAAACTCAATCAGACCGATTTATACAAGCGTCTATGCGACAAATGTGGCGAACCTTCAGACAAAGCGACCTTTAAACAAATGCGCCTCTTCGATGAAGATGCGGATATCGAGGAATATGAGAAATCATTATTGGAAGGCGAAACATCATAAAGAATTAGGAGACATTTATATTTTTTAGCAAAGATAATACAGAATCATCCCCGAAATCAATGTAAGAATAAAACTATATACTAATCCCTTACCAAGTGCGGATACCCAATTATCAGGTGAATATAGTACATACGTATGTAACGCAACCACTATCATAAATAAATAAGAGATACACATAATCACTAAGGTATAATCTTCAATAAAATGAAGTGTTTTATTGGGCATGGTTTCAGGTAACTGATCGCGTGTATCGGTAAAATCACGATTGGTCCGATTGATAATCGCTTCTTGTTCTTTAATTTGATTCGTAAGTTGTGTCTTTTTATCCATTAATTCCTTATTTCGAGATGTATTTTGGGCAGTGATGGAACCTGTTGTTGGGTCATACATCGAATTACCAATCGTAATCAAATCAGTAATCGTAGCCTGTAATCGGGCAATGTCTGGATCGGTTGACATCGTTCTATTGGAAGCATCATGTTTTTTATGATTCATGAAAAACATGATAATAGTAAATGATTATGCCGGATTTCAAGCACTGGGAGAAGCACTGGAAGGCGCTGAATTTGTTGCTGACGCAACCGTCATGGCTTGTTGATTGACAAATTGCGCACCACTTGCCACACTCATCGCCGCACTTGCAATTCCTGAATTGACATTCTGTCGTAATGAGCTGGCATCCGTATAAATACTGTCTACGACACTAGGACACAGATCCGATGGAATATGTCCATATTTTCCTTCAAAGATTTGCTTGTTCCAATATCGCTTGTTTCGTAGAATATCGGTGTAGCGTGAACGAACCACTAAAATAAGAACAAATATCACAATTAATACAAGTCCCATGCCCACCCATAGCGATGTACTGATCATTTCCATTCGAAGTAAACCGGTAAGAAGCAATAGACCTGATAGCATAACAAATAGAGATGAATAAACAAATAATGTATCCTTCTTATTGTTTACTGTCCATTCATTCATTTCTGTTTTACGACTTGCCAGATGATTATCATCCACAATCGCATCGGCACTATTTTTCTGATTCTCATAGATCTGATTTTGAACACTTGCTAAATCCTTTGTTCGTTTATCATACAACAATACTGCTTGCTGAACCTTGCCCGCACGATCCAAGTCTCCGTAGACTTTTGAAAATGTGTCTTCTTTTTGTTTTATAATATCATTGTATACTTTGGCCTGTTGTGATTGAATAAAGGATGTAATTTGTCCTGCGTCCTTCAACGAAGAGATGGCGGAAGCCAATTCTACATCTTGATATAAATTCGCAGACGCAATCACTTGATCAATCGGTGTCGTCATTCCTAGTATCAAACTACATTTTCGTTTTATGAATCTCCTGCCGCCTTATAGACATAAACAAGAAGACCCAGTGTGACCACATTTAAAAAAGCATATAAATTCAATAAATTGTTTGTATTTCGTGCTTTCTCTTCTGTATATTTCACCATCTGCTTCTTGATTTTCATTCCCGCTTCATTCGATGAAATAATTCGATTTTGTTCATCTAGTTTCTTCTGCTTGTCTTGAATTTGAGAATTGTATTGGGTAATTTCAGAATTAACATCGGATGATGTGGTCATCATAACCGATACAACCGCATTCATGATTTGTGTCAAGTCATTTAGTTTCTGATTGAATCCTTGTGTCATGGTGAGATAGGTTTGAATGGTAGACTGAATCGTAGCATTACTGGTTGGATATCCACTCGCAATTGCCGTAAACAATTGATTTAACGCATATTTATAACGAGATTCATAATAACAATTTTCGGCTTTTACATTGGTAATAAACGTTTGCTGTTGAGTAGCATACACATCTGGATTCGATGAAGAGGGTGTCGGAATCACTTGTGTATTTTTAAGACCAGTTACAATACTTGATACTACTGTATCTTTGAGCATTCCTGTTGCTTCACGATCGGTTTGACCATTTGGAGTACTGGGTAATAACGCAGGACTTGCCGAATAGGGCGCTGTTAATTCCGTTTGAGTAAAACTGGTTTGGTTGGCACAGAGAGAGCTTTGTGACATTCTACTACTTCTATGATTTAATTACCAATCACACCTCCCACTTTTAACGATACGACCACAATAATCACAATAATACAAACTAGCAATGAGATAAGAACCGTTCGATTAAATAATAAATCCATTAATGTAACTTCCATGCCCACAATCGTTGTCATATCGGGTCCAATTGATGGAAGATACATTTTATAAAGAACCAGACCAATTCCAATAAAAAATATAGAAAGCGCCCATAAATATGGGATCATTCCTTTTCGAACCGGTCGATCTAATAAAAAGAGCTGATAGGTAGTCAATTTCACATCGCGAGACCGGAGCAATTCATCTCGTGCCAATGCAGTATCCACTTCCACTTGAAGCTCTTTTTTGCGCTTTTCTAGCTTTTTAATCTGTGTCTGTAAGCTTCCTGTCTCAGTAAGACTACCTGCCAAATCATTCGACTGAGTCGTACATTCCAATGTAGTAGCAATATCATTATGGAGTGCTTTATATTGATCCTTGATGGATGCCAAATTAGCGGATGTACTCTGTGTAGCATTCGTATTGAGTGTATTAAACCGGTTTGTAAAATCAGTCAATTGCGATTGCCATGATGTAGAACATGGTCCGGTAGGTTCTGTGCTAAATCCCTCCTGTGTTTTCTCCTCTAATGGTGTTCCTACGAGATCAAACATGGATACTCCTATTGGTAGTGAAGCAAATGGTCAATTATGTTTACGCTTGACGTTTCAGAAATCTAGAACGAATTCGTTGTGGATGGAAAAAAGAGCGAAATACATGAATGGCTGTCTTTTGATCAAACTCTTTGCATGAGAAAATATCAACATAAGCACTTCCTTCCTCTTCGCTGAAATGAGCCGTAATATCGGATGTTTGAATTAATTGTACTAATGTATAGCCTTTACGCTTTCCTGTTCCAAAATTAACAATTCGTGGTCGTCCATATGCTTTCATATTAATTTCTTTTACCACTTTCTTTACAAAATCAGCAATTGTTTTTTTTGATCGGATTGCTGTTTGATCACAATGACTCGCATCAAGTAATAAGTGATATCCCCAAGAGGGTTTCTTTTTCTTTCTAGTCGTATTCATTCTCTATTTAGTAAAAATAAATACAGAATGTATGAGATTATTATAATTAAGGAGCACATACACGATAGATAATAGTTTGACCAGATGAGGCACTTGGACGAGTAATCTTAATGATATCACCTGGAACCGCACCAATACAACGCGCAATCGGATCTACATGAAACTTAATTTCAGGAAATTTTGACTTTGATGTAATGTACATCGATTCCATCAATTGTTTGTGCTGATCCTCTGGCACAATTTCATGCTTCGGAACGAGAACATGCTTTAATGGATTCACCACCAAAATCTCAATACAGAAGAAGGATACACGCAATTTACGACGAATTTTTTCACCACGATCCGATTGAACTTCCTTTAGCTTCATATATTGTTTTAGCGCAATAACATGATGCGCATCCATTACCGGCCCATACATCATCACAATTACTTCTGTATTTTCGGACTCTTCATCCGGTATATCATTGAAGAAGGTCTCCAATTTAGGACGACTTACATTTGCATATCGAACATCACACTTTTTTGTTGGATCATCCTTTTTGGTCACAATGAAATTGAGCGCAGCAAGAGAAGTAGCAGCGGCAGCAGCAGTGGCTTCCGCCGGGGAAAACTTACGATAATTGTCCACTTGATATCCACGCGCTTCCAGAATATCAAGAAGAGTCATTCGACTACGATAAATGTTATCAATAAAGACAAAGCTGTCATTTCGTTTGCTGATGGTAATTTCTGGTCGGACTTTTTCTTTTGGTTCTGCTACTTGCTCTTGGACGGGTTGTACTTCCACTTTCTGTTCTTCTTCGATTGGAACAACTGCCGGCACAGCGGGCACAGCAGCTACCGCAGGTGCTTCTGCAACTTTTGGCTTCGCAATTCGTGGACCTCGTTTGGCTTTGACAGGGACTTCCGACATGGCTACGGATTCATGCGGATTTTTATGTGTCAATTTTACTCCAATTTTGTGATCGTGATGGAAGTTGTTGATCCACTACCACCACCTGATGGAGCCGTGGGCATAACAGAAGAAAACGTGGGAGCCATGCTAGGTTGTCCACCACTTTGGAAGCGACGAATACGTCGTACACCGCCACTCTGTTCCAATCCCATTTGTGCCATGGCTCCACCACTTGTATCCACTACCAACATGGCACCACCCTGTCCTGGTATCGGGTTCGCAATCACACCATCACCACCCGACGTAATTCGTGGAAACATTCCACCAAATTGAATGGCCTGTGGAGGTTGTCCTTGTGGAATCACTGCTGGAAAGGAAAGCGGATCATTTGGATTACCACCCATTTGTTGTGGCATCACTTGTTGTGGCATCATTTGTTGTGGCATTGCGATCTGCGATGGATAGATGACTTCATTTTGTGGAGCCGTTTGTTGTACCATCATTACATTTTGTCCCTGTGGTATATTCAATTGTACAACTGGTTCCTCCAACAACTGCTCATCCTCTTCCGCAATCACATCCAACTGCGGATTCAATTGTTCTGCCATCGATGCCTCCATTGAATTCAACTCCTCCAATGTAAACTTCTTCTCCTCCATCGGTTTGATATACGCCGGCACGGTGGTCGGCGGTAAAATCAATCGAGGAAGTTCCTTTGCCACCTCACTTGACTTTCCAGATGATTCTAACGGTATAAGCTTCTGAACTCCACTCGTAGTAATGTATCTCATACTCAGATTCAAATACGTCTCTTGTTCTTGTGAGAGTAGTTTGGTCGAATAAGGCATTTCTACTTGAACAATCTTCGACTTTGGACGACCCAATGGTGGTAGAATCTCCAAATTGGAGACGGAATCACCCGAATATCGTACCGGTCCATCGCACATCGAACAGATCGCAATGTTCAACTTCGGATTGTAGATCGGAATCGTACCACATGCCACACACATTGGCATTTTCGCTCCATCTGAACGCTCCATAAATGACTCCTTTACAAATGACATGCCCGCATGCGCAATGATCGCATCACGATCCATCTCACCAATCTTGAGACCTCCCTGTGCTCCACGACCACCTGTCGGCTGATGAGTACGTACTTCCTTACGACCCTGACCACGCGCCTGCCACTTATCTTCCACCATATGCTTCAAACGCATTCCATAGACTGGTCCAATGAAAATCGCAGCAGGAATCTGCTCGCCCGTTGCGCCATTATACATGACCTCATTACCATACTTCTCAAATCCCATCTCCTCCAAGATTCCTCCAATGGATTCCTGTGGTGAACCATCATTCATAAACGATGTTCCATCACCAATTGTACCCGATTGAGCCGCCGTCTTTCCCATCAACTGCTCCAAGTTCTGCGCAATGGTCATACGAGACGGAATCGCATGTGGGTTCATAATCATATCTGGAACAATACCCGTGATTGTGCGTGGCATGTCATGACCGCGTAACAAGGCACCAATGGTACCCTTTTGGCCATGACGGTTGGAAAATTTATCACCGAGTTCTGGAATGCGGTCCTGTACCACACGAATCTTCACGAGACGCAGACCCTTATTGTTCACCATGATCGCCACTTTCTCCACACGTCCTCGTGTCCACACTTGCGGAGTTGTCGATGCGTCCTTCATCTGACCACCCGTTGTACTCATCATGTATGCACCCACAATCACGGTGGTTTCATCCACATAGGCTCCCTCCTTAATGATACCTCGATCATCCAACTTCGAATAATCCAGACCAGGACGCAACTCCTTCCAGTTTCCAATCAATTTCGGATTGCCAAAACGTACTTGAATGTTCGCCTTTTCATCATCCTCTTCAAATGCCTCATACGAACGAAATGCCATTGAACGAAACATACCACGATGAACGGCATCATAATTCATTACAATACCGTCTTCCTGATTGTAACCCGACCAGCACGCAATTGCTAAGATACAGTTCATTCCATATGCCATGCGACCCTCGCCCAAATATTGATTATATAATGTACGTGTCATCGGCATTTCTCCATAACACAATACATGCGCCGTATTATCAAAACGATTGCGCCAGTTCGTCGCATAGACCGACAAGCCTTGCTTCGATTGCGAACAGGACAACTGATTACGCGGAGACTGGTTATGTGGAGCAAATGGAATCAACGATGTCATCATACTCATAATGGTCGAAGGATGAACTTCCATATGAGTTGTCTCAGGAGTAATATATGCTGGATTGTTTACAATAAAGCACTCATTTTGTTCATAGGGGTCAATGTATTCCACGGCACCCACATAAGGCGCTAAAAATCGTGGATACTCCTCTAATGCTAGACCCTCTTGTGGGTTATAAAAATCGGTTGAATCAAGACCCACATTTTCACGTAGAGTTCCCATTACCAACTGTTTCCATGTCTTTGCCTCTGTCAACTTGCGAATCGGCAATTCTGCCTTATGTAACCAGACCAGAGGGCGCATTGGGCGACCCGCGTCCATATACAAGTATACTTTACGATCACGAATCGAGAATGAAATACTAACCGAATATGGAAGACAACCACTACGTTTCATAAGCTGAAGGACATGAGTTAGCAAATCCGGTTTGGCGGTGTATCCAAACATACCACCATTCACATAAACGGGTACAAATACAATACGCTGTTCCACCGTCATATCCTCAGGATAATATACACGACCTGTTGTGCGCAACCACTCAAAAAATTTCTCGGTTTTTGATGATGTGGAAATCGCGGCCATAATGGTCAGATTTTTTGTAATACCAATCGAGGCACCTGTCGGTGTTTCAGATGTACAGAAATATCCATATTGTGACGTATGAAGTTTACGTGGACCCGTTAGTTTCATACCTGTATCAAAATCAAGAATGACACGACGACAGTGTGACATAAAATCAACATAGGACAAACGCGACATTGCCTGAAGAACTCCCGATTTCTCTTCTCCTAGACCTGTACCCCATTTTCCCTTGAATCCCTTCATGATCATGTCATTCAACATACCTGCTTTGAAAATCTTCACGTCATTTCCTGGTTGGAAAATGTTCTTAAAGTTTTCATCTTTGTACAAATTCGGATTGTAGTTGTACTCTTTACCGATTTCTAAAACGAATGCCTTAACCCACAACTTATATGAGTTATTAAACAACTCTTGAACCAAAAAGCCACTTGTTAAACAACGCTGATTACGTGTATCATCACGATCGGTCTTTGCATCATATCCTTCGCTTACACGAAGAATCTTTCGAACACAATCTCCCAAATAAAGTGCCTGTGAATGCGAATCATTCGGCATATGAATAAACAACTGATTACGAATAATATCCAACACGTGAGCTTCACTGAAACCCTTCGTCAAGGTCTTGATATATTGAATCGCCATGTAGGTATTCATAAATGGAAACGCATCAATGATACATGGATGAAGTTTGTCCAACAACAATTTTGCCTCAGGGCTATTAAAATCAGGAAAGATGAGTTTCAAAATCTCCTCATCTGATTGAAATCCCAGCGCACGAAACAACAAGAATAGTGGGACAGGCTTACGAACAAATGGTAGTGATACCTGAATCGTAGCATGAGCAGTAAATCCTTCCTTCTCAACATGACGCATAAGCGCAAACGCAACACGCTTTACCTGACGTGTCTCTGCGGACAAACATGAAATCGACGCATACACTGCGATCTTGGGATCATTTTGTGGAGTAATGTACAATGTATTAAATGCCTGTTCCTGACGAGTAATCAAAATCTTCTCTGCGCCATCCACCACAAAGTAACCACCATTGTCATATGGACACTCACCTGCTTCTTTTAAGAACTCTTTTGGTTTGTTATGTAAAATACAATAACGACTATGAAGCATAATGGGGAGTTTAAAGAGAGACCATCGCTTAAACGGTTCCACAGGGAGCTCACTTACTACACCCGAATCACTTGTATACGTAATTTTTACTGTGATATCGGCATAAACCGTAGAGCAATAGGTTAAATTGCGAAGACGGGCCTCATTTGGATAAAGAACACGAACTTCATTGGTATCTTGTAAGCTGATTGTCGGAGTTCCAATTTCGATGGCCTTTCCGTCCTCACCACCAACAAAAATCTCTACACGATATTTGTATTCTCCTGTTCGCTCATTCAACTCTTTCAAAATCAAAATCGGATTCTGAGATCGAATAATGCTCGTCATGTCTTGCTGAACAAATTGATCATAGGAGTCGATATGATGTCTCGTATAGGGATAGGCATTCGTACGAAAATACCGGTCAATTAACTTTCGTGATAACTCTCTGGCGTCGTTTCCGGTTAGTGCCATCTATCTCCTAGTATGGGGTAAGAGAGTCTTATATGGTCTTCATCACATGCTTTTAAAAACCATGTGACGAGTATAAATATACTACTATTTAACGGCGACGTGTGTTACGTTTGTTACGTTTGTTACGTTTGTTATGCTTGTTACGCTCTGTACGTCTTTTTCCTCCCACATTGATGGTGGTTGGTCGTACCAACTTGGGAACAAGATCGGGATGAAATTTTTTTATTTGATAGGATGTAATTTCATTCGTTACACGCTTCGCTTGTTTTACTTGTTTCTCTTGTTTCTCCTTTTCATACTGTTGCTGAAGGGCGTTCATATTTTTTGCACTGTTGCTCATTTCTATTCAAAGATTATAAAATTGTTCGGATATGTCATACCTTAACTCAATTTATTATAATAACATAAATCATTGTCCACATAAATGTGACTATTTTTATTAGTATCATAACATTTTTTAATATAATATCCATCCGCATCATATCGATCAATCATCCAGTTGAATGTATTACATAAACGATAAGGAATAAGTGCCATTGCTGTATCAATGTGTCCAACAGTAATATTATTTCCCTTAATTCGATTCAATTGATTAAAAGTATACATTCTCGATGGATCAATAATATTCAATAATTGATATAATGATGGATGAATGATATTATCATCATCTAAATAATACAATAATGTATCAGGATTACTAATCTTTGTCAATGCATAGTTTCGCTGTGGATTTCCAGAGATTCCTTTACTCGCATGAACATATTCCTTGATTTTATCATTATTTTCGAAGAACTGAAAATTGTCCTTGATTTTCGTTCCATCATATACAATGATCCATTCATCCACATAATCAAAATTAATACTATTGTACATTTTTTTAAGATTGTCAAGTCGATACGAAGGAGTAATAATTGTCATTTTATTTGTATTCTTAAAAATTGGTTCCGCGCCTCCTTTTACCAAAATAAACAATTTATCATTGTTCCATCCTGTTGAATTACGATTATAATGGTCCAATTCCACAAAATAATACTCTTGAAAATGATGAAGAATGTGTTGTAATCGAAATAAATAATGTTGTTCATTATATGATTTGAAGATATCTTCAATAATTAAAAGTCCACCTGGTTTCAAATATGAATAAATGTTTTCAATCACACGAATTTGATCTTCAAACGGATGCGTTGTATCTTCAATGATCATATCATACATGGTATTCGATTCACGAAATGTATCGATAATACTCTCTTTACTTGTTACATTGATTGGAGCGAGAGTGATTCGATCATTATTAAAGTTCTGTTTAAATCGATTAATTAAATCAAGATCATAGTCAAATCCATGAATGGTGGCGTTGGTAAAATACTCCTGCCACATTCTCAACGAACCTCCCTCCAATATTCCCAATTCCGCAATTGTAAGAGCATCGTCTTTCCTCTTACGAAATAATGCGTCATAAAACAAAGTATAGGGATGACAGTGTCGATAATCTGTTACACCATCGCGTTGTGATGATTTATCTGAATCGTATTTTCGTCCTAATTCGCATAATTCTGATTTATTATGATGATAATGAATGCGTAATGTATCCATTGACATATCTATTCCATTATTTGCCAATGTATATTTAAGTTGTTAGTGTAATTATACTGAGATATTCACCGCTTTTGGATACACTTCACCAAGATGATAGGAGGTTGTACGCTGAGTTTGATCAGGAGACATTCCATGCGCAATTCCTTTAATCGTATTCTGAATATCAAATAACGGATTCTGTGGATTGGGGCCTGGAGGGATAGGGCGCATAAACGCTTGTTGTAAGATTGCCGCTCCTCCACGTACTTTTTTATTCTTTCGTGTCTTTCCCCATTTTCCACCTTTCATAACTGGTGTAAACGCATTCGAACCCATATCTACACGAGGGGCCAATGGAAATACACTTTGTCCTGGAACGGGATCCATGCCACGAGCAATCTCTGGATTAACAAATCCATTATCCACGTATTGAACATAGCTTCCATAACCTCCACCGACTGTCTTAGTTAAACCTCCATCTGAACCTGGAATACGGCCCTGATCCAAATAGATTCCTGCCCGTGTAACATGATCCACTGGAGCTCCTGCGATCGCATGTGCTCCACCTGTATGAGTTCTTGATCCATGTCGCATTTCCATTCGATGATGAATCAACGCATCCGCCGATTCCTTGTCCAACTTTTTATGAAATACCTTTGACCATTCTTTTCGAATTTCAGTAATCATTGTCTCCTTGGATTCCTTATGATGAATCATATCATCAATCGATTGCTCTATATGCTCAAAGGCCCGCCGTAATTCGGGTATGGAATAAATTCCTTTTGTACTTTTTGTATGTTTTCGAGTCTTACGAGCCATTCCTATTACTATCTCTTATAATGTTTCTAGAAATGAACGTGACATATTTCCATTACGTTTTGTACTATTATTAAGTCCGAAGCTGTTATTCAGACTATTATTCAAGCTATTATAGAGACTAGACCCCGCATTTGCCGTACTTTCCATTAAGTCATTTGCTGAATTCGTGATGGAATTAACTGCCGTATTCAATGATTTACTTAATTGATTTGTTGTATTCGCCAAGGTCGGCATTTCTGGAATCTCAACACTAGGAACAGACGGAACCGGTACAGAACCACCCGTAAAAAAAGAGACCATAAAGAAAATAACATACAAAATAATTGCCCCAATCATAATAAACGGTAAATAATTTGGAACAGATTGTTGCCATGTACTTAATCGATATTCTGGAAGGAACATTCGATAGTGATCATACACACCATATGTTAAAAAGAGTAAGGCAAAAATAGCTGCAATCATTGGTGTTGCCTTTGGTGAAAAGGCAAAAGTAATCACTACTGCCAATAAAAATATGGATAATCCTGGTATAAAGAACTCCATTCCTCTATACTGTTTTTTGATTTTACATATATGATATTTGTTACGTTTAATTTAAATTTTATCCATCAAGTCAACATGCGTTAACATATGCTTTCGACAGCAATAACGTCGTAGACCCAATTCATCTAATGCTTTACCTTCTACTGTATCCGGAACGGTCTTACCATCCATATAGAATGGTACGGACGAATTACCTCCCGTACGCTCCTTGATGCGACGCTGATACGCCAACCACTTATCGGCAAGGACATTGCCACAGTTCATACAACGAATTGGAATAATCATCTCTAGGATTTCAATGGAAAGGAAATCTCCATCAATTTTATGTCAATTTATTGTCATATTTATAACATACGATATGCGTTATAATGATCACAATTAAAACTTATACCGACAACAGAAATGACATCCGTCTTGTATAGCGCTGGTCTAAACTATCAAACTGGTAATCCGGTTCGCCAAGAAATCGTTGCGGTTCGTCGTGAAGTCGAGTCTCTCCGGAAACAACTGGAGGTTGCCACGGAAGAGAACCTTATCTATCGCAAACACATTATGAAGTTGCTTCAGGCTACTGAGAGCGGTGCCGGTGAATTCACTTCGGATCTCATGCGCCTCTCTGCCAATGATAACATCAATAAACCAAAAGCAGCAGGTGGTGGCACGGTTCAAGGCGCTGGTTTTAGCCGATAATGAATCATTCCCGTTTGATACGAGCAATAACCGTTTCACTCATTTCAATTGAATATTTTGAACTTAATAGTCCGCGTATCGCTTTCAAAGACAGTGATGAATACTTCTGTAACGTCTCCTTCACTGTTTTCATCTCTTCCTCGGTCCATTTTCCTTTTTTCTTCTCTGCGGAAGCTACCATGGTAATCTGTCGTTCTGGTCCATCCGATGTCACCTTTACTTCACCAATTTCCATTGTATTCGCATGAACGGCATCATGGCACTTCTGACAGATTACAATCAAGTTTCTCTTATCATTCATATGCGTTCCATCTTCAAGAATCTGATTACTGGCTGTCGCGCGATGCTGAATATGGTGAACCTCTAATTCGGTATGTATTGGATTCTTACAAATCTCACACTCTTTTCTCACAATGCTTGTATTCCACGACGATGAGGTTGCTTCTTGTTGTTTAGTTGTTCCCATAATTCGATATCGATTTTCCAATGCTTGTTCAATAAACTCGGTCGGCAAATCCATTGCTCGTGCCACTTCTAATCCATACAAGGATGACCCCGATCCAGGGCGTAAGGAACGATCATAAATAAGTTTCCTTGTTTGTGGATCATATTCTACATGTAAATGCCATACTTCTACTCGACTTGGATCAATAAGTTGTGGTAAATCATGAAGATGAGTGGCAAACATGAAACATGCATTTCTCTTACTTAGCCATTGAATACCACTTGCTACCAGCGCTTGCGCAGAAACAGATTCTGTCCCCGCACACAATTCATCTCCTAACACCAATGTTTTGTTATCTGCGTTTCGTAAAATATCACGCAATTCAGACATTTCTACCGCAAATGACGATAGACCCGCAAATAAATTATCTTGATTTAGGATTCTTGTATACACTGCTTGAAATGGTTTCAAGCGCATGGACTGAGCCGGTACAAAACAGCCTGCTTGTGCCAATAAAACACATAGACCTGTAGCTTTCATAAGTGTAGACTTTCCACTCGCATTCATTCCATAAATCAACCATCCATTTTTGTTTAATGATACATTATGCTTCACATACGACACACGGCTTGCGGTTGCTTCTACCAAGGGATGACGAAGATTCACAATATCGATCTGAGAACCATCCGTTACGTCTTCAATTATAGGACAACTAAATCCTCGCTCCTTTGATACTTTTGCGATACACTGTGTTCCATCAATATGCGATACCCAATCTTCCGCCAAGGACCATAGTTGCGTTCCCGCTTCTGAAATGGCCAGGCATGCATCCGCCAAATAAACCCTTACAAGATGTTCTAACGATTCTCTAAGTTTTAACAATTTTATATTTGCCTGCTGTAATACAGTACAATCAATCCATCCACCCGATTTTAGCTCGGTTATCTTTATACCTTCTGGAAGATTTTTAACATTCTTCTTAAGTTGCTGAAGAGTAATGGTCGAACCTTTCATTCCATAAGGCTCTTTTTCTCGTTGTTCTAAACGGATCGCATCATCCTGAACCCCTCCTTGTTGAGCAATGGTTTTGCGTAGGAGTTCGATCGATTGAATGACAGTTTGAATTTCTTGTTCTTTCACACCTATCTCTGGATACGTTTCGATCGAAAATGCTGTGAGATCTGATGACGATTGTTGTGATTTCTCTTCTGAAAAGTGTGTTCGCATGATTGTGAGATAGGTTAACCATTGTTCCATCGAAAACGGTTGTTCCATTCGAGTTTTCAGTACAATCTGTGTCATGATCGTTTCCATGGCAGAATATGTTTGAAAAAGACCCGCGATCTCACTCGCTTGGATCAAGCCACATTGAAGTTTACGATGAAGACGTGGAAGATCAAACATAAATCGCAATTGACGCTCCAATTGTTTCGTCTTTTCTTCGGGCCAGATCAAATAATCCTGAACCTCTTCCAATCTGGATCGGATCTCTTCTGGCTGTGAATACGGACTCAGAAGACGTTCTTTGATCGCTCTCTTTCCCATGACGGTAATACATTTATCAAACAATCCAAGAACTGACTCATTTACATTCGAACTGGTCATTTGAAGTTGTGTTAAGGCATGATTTCCACAAATCAGGCGCGCATGCGGAATCCACGGCTCATTTCGATGAAAGGATTTTAATCGACTCGAATCATGCTCTTCCATAAACTGGAGAAGAAACACTAACGCAATCTCCTCAGGCTCTGATCGCAACCCCAAATACGCTTTTGGAGGAAGGAGTGATTTAATTGAATAGATTTTCTGTAAATATTCGGTTCGTACTAATGGATGAGCAAAGGATCCCAGTGTATCGACTGTGCGAAGATGAAGTGGCATCGAAGGCGAAAATCCGAATAGACGTCGAATGGTGGATTCTTCTGGACGACTTGTTCCTCTCCAATAAAACAATACTTCTTTCGGAGGATAGACACTAAGTAATTGAATGAGATCATCTGCGGTCCATATATCGGATCGACCTTTCGCACATCCCGCATACGTTCGTGTTGAACCCGTTGTTCCATCCAACAAGGCGACTCCAAATTGAGGAGCCGATTGTGTTTCTTCCATGTAGATCGTGGCTACATACGGTGTTTCTATCGATGATGTATGCTCCATATGTGTACTCGGACTCAAAATACGTGACACTTTTCTCTCTTTCACTTTCCCTTTCATGTCTTTGATTTGATCCACAATTACTACCGTCCAACCATTCGCTGTCAAACGTCCCGCCCATTTATGCATCACATAATCTGGAAATCCTGCGAATAATCCATCTTTTCCTTGTCCTACATCCCCTTTCTTGTTTGATAATTGAATGCCCAAATAATCTACGATCTCACGTACATTAGCTTGAGTTTCTCCTGTTTCTTGGTCTTGAATATCATATAGTTCATAGAACGAACCGACCATCAAAAAGATGGCTGTTTTTGTACCATACTTCTTTGTATACGTCTGATATAATTCAATGTATTCTTGATACATATTGATTCAATTATTTATCGCGATTAGGCTTTAAATGGTCATTTGCGATTACACATGATAAGCATACATGCGCCTAATAATGCGGATGCCGAACCAATCATCATTCCTGTATAGATTCCTGATACATAACCATTCTGATATCCTTCTTCATATCCGTCCTCTTCTCCTTCTTCTTGACCTGCCTTGTATCCTTTCTCTTCTCCATGACGATATCCATCTTCTCGGCCATCATCATATCCTTTTTTATACGATTCGATTCCACTATCCACAATAGTAGTTATACTTTTATTTTTTAATTTATCATAACGTTCTCCACGAGTATATGCTAATGCGTACTCCATACTTATCATACTATGGCGTATATGGTTTAGGTATCGAGGAGCGTCTGTTTTAACTTTTGTGTAATCGCTCGATGAAATGCCAAGCCTTCCTGTCTCCAATTTCCACCCGCACGATAATGAAGAAAAGCATTATCATACAGTTCGCAAAAGAACTTGCCATTTACATTTCGTGGATCATTCGTTAAGAAATCGAGTAATGTCGGATTTGACTGAATATAATCTGGTGCTTCTTCTTTATCCCATGTACATGAATATAAATGCTTAATAAAGAAAATTTTATCCGTGTAAAATACTTGATTCGTCCATCGAATCTTATTTACATCAGGCATCGGCCAGTTATCCATTTGCTTTAGAAGCCAGTCATTCATTCGACCTCCTGTATCACAATATCCTGGAATACGCTCCCATCGAACCATCTCCTTATCTTGAATTTTGGCCATGTCTACATAAAACCACCCATTCCATGGATAATGATAGGTCGGATCCTGTCGACTTTGAAGGACAATCGCAGAATGATAATCACGAAATTTCTCCGCGGACCATTCACGGATCAAAAACATATCACTATCGATCACCAAATACTGATCAGGATGATCTTGTTGATATCGAAAAATGAAATTCATCGAATCAGCAGATCGCTCTGAAGCATTGTCTTGATAAACATGATGCGCATTTGGGATCGAAATACATTGGATCGAAAGTGATCGGCATTTATCTTCGATCTGTTGTCTGATCGTGATGTCTCCATTATTTGTATAATCAGAGAATGATTTTGCGTCATTAAATACAATAAACTCATAATCGCCTTGATAGAATCGTTTGAGAGTATGATATTGAATCTCAATGAATTCTGGGTTATTTACAACAGCGGTTACAATCTTCATTTTATTGTCATTTCGAAGAACGTGTTTAGGTTTAGAGAGCCTTACTTTCCATAATCTGGGCATCCGTCGCAATTTGACGCAACACGGACTCAGGAGCCTTACTTGTAGGTTTAATCAGCTTTTTCTTCAACAGCTCTTCCTTTAATTTATCAAGAGGCATTTCCTTAACTTTTTTATGCATCTTCTTCGCACGAGTCATACGCTTATGAAGTGATGATACACCCAATAGTACTTTGCGATTCTTCTTTCTCGTTTCTAACCTCTTCGGAACAGCAACCTTTTGCGGTTCATCCTTCTTTGGATGAAGTTGAACCTTCTTTGTAAGTTGTTTCTTCTTTAGTTCTACTTTGATCTTCTTATCATCGCCTCCATCTTGAATCACTAACTGAGCGGGTGGAGCGGGTGCGTTTTCTCGACTAATACTGGCAGGAGCATTTGGAATCGATGGTGGTGCCATATTGACTGGCTTCGTATTTACTGATATCACCACTGGCAATTGTTTGATTTCTGGTTTTACTTCGCTTTTAACATCAGGTAGACGAATAACTGGCTCCTCTTCTCCACCTTTTTTACGTGTTGTCCTTCTCTTCTTCACTCCACCCAAATAATCAGCTGCTGCGCCTCCTACTATCTTGAATACTTTGACTTCTTCTGACATCGTATAACGACTTATTTATAGCAAAGAACTTAAACTTTGCTCTCCATGATTTAGAAGATTACTAAAAATTGATGGATCGTCTGCCTGAGAATTCAGGTATCACCGAAATCATGTCGAATGCCAACTCTTCCATCACCGGCTTACTCCCAGACTATCGCCACATTCTCAAGACCTTTATCACTCAATCCGATGGAAAACAACTTATCAGCCATCAGATCGAGTCCTTTAATCAATTCATCGAAGTAGATATTCCCGAAATCATTCATATGTCCAATCCCATTACTTCGTATGGCTCACCGGAAATTCCATTGGCGGGCCCCCGTTCGGCACTGGCTACCGCCACCGGCCTCTCCACCACCGCCGCCAATGCTCTTATGGGTGCTACTGCTGATGGAGTGGCGGTTCTTGGAAAGAAAGTTCAACATGAATACGAAGTCACACTCGAGTTTGAAGAAATCTCTATCCGAAAACCCACTATCTTTGAAAACAACGGTGCCATCCACCCCATGATGCCCAACGATGCTCGCCTACGCAACCTTACCTATGCCGCTCCCCTGAACGTGAACGTCAAAGTTACTACCACCTTTATTGACCATACCCGCAACAGCATTCGCGAATCCAACGTACGTATCTTTCCAAATGTCCATCTCGGTAAAATCCCCGTTATGGTCGGCTCAAAATACTGCCTTCTTCATGACCAAAAACACATCCATCCCTCCAAGCTGGGAGAATGCGCTGAAGATGTCGGTGGATACTTCATTATTCAAGGCGGTGAACGTGCGATGATTTCCATGGAACGTATGTCTGAAAATCGCCCCTTCGTGTTTCGTAATGGTCGTACCGCCGCCAAACAGATGGAAGTCGTTGAAATCAAGTGTATTGGTCCCGACAATGACCAGGTACCGAAATCCAATACGGTCAAGGTCGTCTATCATCCGAAAAATCAGCTGATTACCATGATTCGTGTTACGGTTCCTCGCATCAAGACCGACATCCCTGTCGTCATCTTATTCCGTGCCTTGAACATTCTGGCGGATCGTGACATCTGCGAGTTAATTCTGGGAACCGGCTCCGAAGAGGCCTATGATCCCATTATGCTCGAGACCATTCTGGAAGCCAGTTCCATTCGTACCCGTGAGGAAGCACTCGCTTGGCTCGGCGAGCATACCAATACCTGGTCCGTCAAATCACAAAAACAAAGCAATGTACAAGATATTCTCTCAGAGGAGCTGTTCCCTCATATCGGCGGTCACGAGATGAATTATGAGAAGGCGTGCTTCTTGGCTCACATGTGTCGCAAGGTGTTGTGGACTATTACCAAGCGCATTCCTACCGATGACCGCGATGCCTACCCCAATAAGCGCGTAGACATTCCTGGTTTCCTTCTTGCTGATTTGTTTCGCAAGACCTACAACAATCGCATGGTCAAAGACATGAAAGCTGCTCTGTCCAAGGAGATTCATGGCGGTTCCTGGAAAGCAACTGGAAACTGGACCGAAATCGTCAATATCAATAACATCAACAAAATCATCAAATCCACCATTATGGATGTCTGCTTGAAATCCTCCCTGGCGACGGGCAATTTCGGATGTGGCAAGATTGGTGGCCCCAATAAAGTGGGTGTCTCTCAAGTGTTGAACCGCATGAACATCTCCGCAAGCATCTCTCACTTGCGTCGTATCTCGACACCCATTGAAAAGACGGGCAAGCTGATTGCTCCTCGTAAACAACACAATTCCCAATACTCGTATATCTGTCCTTGTGAAACCCCAGAAGGTCATGGTGTAGGTGTTGTAAAGAACATGTCAGTGACTACTCTGATTACCATCTTCAGTTCACCTGTTACCGTCTATGCCTTTATTCAACGAATGAACAAACTAATTTCCTTGCGTGAATCCACAATTGAACAGAAACATGAATGTACTCGTGTCTTCCTGAACGGCTCCTGGATTGGTGTCCTGTTGAACGAAGATACTCAGGATGTAGTCGACAAGTTAAGAAAGGCCAAGCGTTCTGGTGTTCTTCACTTGTACACTGGCATTGTATGGAAGAATGCCTTCAAAGAACTTTGGATTAGCACGGAGGCGGGCCGTGTAATTCGACCCATTTACTATGCTCCTGCGGTGCGTGAAATCGCAGAGGACAAGACGGGTACTCTCGTCAAACAAATCATGGAAATCAAAGAATGGAATTACTTATTGCGATGGCAGACTCCGAGTGGCAAGAACTTGTTCGAGTACATCGATGCCGGCGAAACCGACAATGCCTTTATTGCCATGGATTATGCCAAGGCCGTTTCCGATCCTACCACTACTCACTGCGAAATCCACCCCAGTGTCATTCTGGGTACGACCGCGTCCTATATTCCCTTCCCTGACCACAATCAATCTCCTCGTAATGCGTATCAATCCTCGATGGGTAAGCAGGCCATGGGTGTGTACGCCTTGAACTTCCGTGAACGTTTTGATGCGATGAGTCACGTTCTCTGTTATCCCGAACAACCCATGGTATCGACCTACATGAGTCGGTTCTATGGAGCACAAACGTTGCCCGCTGGACAGAACATTGTAGTAGCCATTATGACCTACACGGGTTACAATCAGGAAGATTCCAATATGATTAACCGTGCTGCATTGGATCGCGGTCGTTTCCGCTCCATCTTCTACCGCACCTACAAAGATGAAGAACGCAAGAACCAGTCTTCTGGCGAAGAGGAGAAGTTCTGTCATCCTGACCCCGCAGAAACCAAACACATGAAAAACGCACACTACGACAAAATCGGTGACGATGGATTCGTTCCCAAAGATACCTATGTTACACCTGATGATATTCTCATCGGTAAGGTTGTACCCCTTCGTGTTCCCACGGGTGCGGTCTTGCCTGCCGGCGCCAAGAAGTCGCGCGATGTCAGCAAGATGCCCCGCAACAACGAGAAGGGCTACGTCGACAAGATTTACAAGAACCGAAATGGCGAGGGCTATTCCTTCGTCAAGATTCGCATGCGTCAAGACCGCATTCCCGAGATTGGTGACAAGTTCTCATCACGCCATGGACAGAAAGGTACCATGGGTATGATTCTCAATCCCGAGGACATGCCTCAGACGGCATCCGGTATTGTACCTGACATTATCATCAATCCGCATTGTATTCCGTCTCGTATGACGGTCGCACAATTGATGGAGACACTAATGAGCAAGATTGGTTGTATGGGCGGATGCCTCGGTGATGGCACGCCTTTTGGTGAAACCACGGTAGATGATTTGGCGGGATTGCTACGAGACCAGTATGGTATGGAGCCGTATGGCAATGAAATTATGTATAACGGTTACACGGGACGAATGATGGAGACATCCATCTTTATTGGACCATGCTACTATCAACGCTTGCGTCACTGCTCGGCCGACAAGATGCACAGCCGTGCTTCGGGTCCGCTGGTAATGTTGACGCGTCAGCCGGCCGAAGGCCGAGCAAGGGAAGGCGGTTTGCGATTTGGTAAACGATTTGCCAAAGTTCGATGTAAAAGTCGGGCTAGTCCTTAATGAAAGGGCGACACGATCAAATTCAGGGAAACTCTCGTTAGAAGTATCACTCCTAAATGTTATGCGAAAGCATAACATGGCCACTGGGAAAACTAGTGGGTACAGGCATAAGGTGATTCTAGAGACAATCCTGAGCGAAAGCCCCTGCCCCTTTATACAGGGGGCGAGGCGACGTGCAGAGACTAAATGGTTGTGGGCATGAGGCGTTATGCTTAAGATATAGTCCAGTCCCACCCGTGAGGGTGTTTATCATAAGAAGAAATCATGTTCATCTTGCTTGGCGAAGCACATGTTCTCTTCGAGTGATAGATAGCAATGATATGGGGTATAAATAACCCATGGAGCAAGGTATAAACGGAAATGGAGCGTGATTGCGTAGTGGCGCATGGAATGGCGGAGTTTACGAAAGAGAGATTGATGGAATGTTCCGACTCCTTCTCGTGTTACTCCTGTAAAGACTGTGGATTGATGGCGATTGCTAATCCAGAGCAAAACATCTGGGCTTGTCGTGGTTGCGGAAATACAACATCCTTTAGTCATCTGAATCTTCCTTACGCAAGCAAGTTGTTGCTTCAGGAACTTGAAACGATGTGTATTGGTTCACGACTCATTACGAGCCAAAAGTTGATTTGCCAATCACAACCTGCTATCAAGGCAACGTAATATCACAAAATATATATAATATTTATATTATTTTTTCTTTCGTAATGGATACACCATAGGGACGCTTCGCTCGATCTATCTGAGGATAGCCGCACATTTGAATAATACATTCTCCATATTCAAATACAGTTCGTTCTGCTCTATTATATGTATCAGTAAGTGATGGCGCATTATTATAATAATGTTGATATGCTTCTTCTCGATTAGAAAATACCATAGTTGTGGGAGGATACATATCATTAGGCGTACTGTTACATCCAAATGATGTTACCACATAGACTTCCATTATATGGATGTTGTCATATTATCACTTTATATTCTAAGACAACTTAATAATAATTCAACTCTGTTCAGATAGGTATGGTGATCTCGTACATATTCCATCAATGGAACCAGTATGTTTCTCTTTTCTTCGATCGACCGTTGTTCAAACTCCGCTCCCATCCGCATCAATTCTCCCACATTCGAATGATACAACAAACGATTCCCAAACAACTCGTTCACTCTCATCGAATTTGTCATTCCCATTTTCCCATAGGAAATATTCTTAAAAATCCGACACGGAATGTACCCCTTCTCCACTTGCCATCTATTTTGAACCGCAGGGGCCATAAATGATTCTTGAATCAATCGTTGATTCTCTTCAAAATCCACACGGTGATTTGAAAATCCTCCGATCTCTCGAAATGCGATCTGATGTTGTTCACACCACTGTTTGACTTGATCCCATGGTTCGATCATCATTCCCACAAAATTCAAAACCGGTTTTGATACAAATATTTGTTGAATATTACGATCGATCTCCAATGGTAATAGATCCGTCGCCCATGGAATATATAAACAATCATCTGTCTTGAAACATCCGTTCCCAATTGGTATTCCACCATGACTGTTAATCACATCATCTGTGTAGACTTGAATGATCAGTTTGTTGGTAATCTCACGATATTTCGTCATGTCACAATTATGTAATACATAATAAGCATCATTTCTAATCGGTATTCCAGAATCTACTTGTCCTTCTGTTAAAAATAATGTATTTTCAAAATTGATATTGGATACATCATCTGTGTTATCAAGCCATAATGTCTTGTATCCGAGATGTTGAAAGGCTTTTACAAATGCGCCATGAATATAACTGTGAGTGTGACTATACAATTTGTGACCCCATACAACAACTTGATAGATCATTTCTGACTATTTGTTTTACTATTCTTTTATGCCCTAAAAGGTAGAACCATGAGTCACTCTTTTACTTCCTACTTCGCAGAGTACATTGGCGCTTTTTTCTTTATTTTGGCCATCTTCTCCAGTCATGGTAACCCATTGATTGTTGGTGGCGCACTTGCTGTTGTGATCTATTTGATTGGCGCAATTAGCGGTGGACACGTCAACCCGGCTGTCTCCTTTTCTCAATTCCTGGATTCGAAGATCAACATGATGACCTTCCTTGGATATGTGGTTGCCCAGCTTCTCGGTGGTGCTTCCGCATATTACGCTTACAAAATGACGAAGTAAAGTGATGTATTCCATTTAAAATCACTCGAGAGAAACGTTATACGTTCTATCGAATGATATTACCAATGACTTCTATTATTTTTTACACGTATGCCTCATTCGTTTAGGATGTATTTTACTCTTTTTCTTATTCATTTTTCGTTGTCGCAATGTATATCGACGTCCACCCAAAAGTGGCATAGTTGGTATACGTACAATTGGTTTAAAACGAATTAAATTTATATTATAATAACTATTCTGATTTGACATGCTAGGAAATAAAGAATTACTAATAAAAAATGAACGAATAAAAAATGTAGAATCAAGATATCCTTGTGGTGGTGACGGACCTACCATCATGGGAGCACGATATACATTCATACCATACGAATCTGACCCATATTGTTCAGAAATGATATCGTACCAACGCTGACGTCTCTCTATGTTTCCAATATGGTTTCTTTCCCAATCATAAAATGTTTGATTAAATTCATAACCACGTTGTGCCAAACTAGGCGGAACAGGCTTCCCTGCTAATGTAACATGCTCTAATCCAACGGGTTGTTGTATATTAGACCGATGACGGATAAGATTAACCTTACGAGGTGGTACATGTTCTGGTACAATTCTACATGCGAAATTATACCATACACCTGGGTATTGTGACATCATTTCACTAATATTACCTACTAAGCCATTATTTGGTTTTGAAGGATCAGGATGCTGTAGTGAACCCTCATATTTATTAATGGGAGGATTCTGAGGCGTATCTGGTTCACTGATAGACTTTCCTATTCGCATAGGCGGTGTTTCTCCCAATTTATAAATACCACTTTTAAAACGTTCCGTCAATGTATCCGCATCGAGTGTAATCCGATTGTCTACATAAGTATGTCCTGGTAAATGAATACGTATTCCAGCATCACCATGGGTCTTATCATTCACAAAATAATGATTTAATAATTCATGAAATACAGGGTGTTCTGGATAGGCCAATGCAGGTAGAATTAAGGGATCTACAAATGCTCGGTATATTTTAGGCAGATCACGACTGTAAAGTCCGCATTTAGTAATCGTAACATAAATACATCCTGGAGGCACAATTTGTTCTGGACTATCTATTAAATCGATACCATGACCTAAAATACAATATGTATTTATTCCCTGTCTTGGATGGTTGGGTAAAAAAGTAGGCTGACTCATCCCTATTTGTTGATTTTATTTTCTAACAAACGCGAATGCCAGCAAACATAATACTCCTACTGTAATAATCGTTCCAGGTTGTGTCATTATGGTTTCAAATGCTTCCGTAATTGGCGTTCCATCTGGATTAAATGTCTTTTTTGTAGCCACCCAATCATCTCGTGATAGATTAATTGGCTCTCCTCTCGAATCCGTATCTTGAACCCATCGTCGTTGATAATATAAACCATCTCCCTTTCGATAGGCTGTTTCCATATCAGCGATCCATGCTTCATTTGTACTTGGATCCGCAATTCGACCCTCTGAATCACCCACCATTAATTCCACTTGTTTACATTGTGGATAGCCTGAACCCAATAGTGTATTCATTAGTGGAGCAGGATTCAATCCATTTTCTGCGTCCTCTAACATACCTGGAGCCAATCCTCGTAGAGCAGGCATTCCCATATCGGCCATGGCCTGTTTTACCCTGTCACCTAATGCATTCCCTTCTGGAATTCCATTCATATATGTCCACATTGTAGCTCCATTGGAACACTGCGTTCCGCTATTAATAAAATAATTTACACCCAACGGTTTCAGATCCATTCCATTCGTTAATCCAGTAGAAGGACCTCCAAATCCAATCTGATCAATGTAATATCCTACGCCTTTGATTCCTGCTACGACATCACTCATTGAACTTCCTGCGGTTACACCAATTTGACTCGGAGTTGGCATTTGATCTGCTGGTTTATAAGGTGATCCAAAGAATCCTAGTCCTGAGGGAACCATCTTCGGGAGGATGGAGGTACGTTGTTCCGATCCTTGTGGTGGCACGCTTGTCATCTTACTATGACTGTGGATTTATCAATGCGTATAAAAATTGAACCTTTTTTTTACTTATGAAATAGGGCAAAGAAATGGAGTCTCTATTTCACCTTCATCGTAGCCTTCCACCTGTCAAAGAAGAGTTTGAGAGCTGGGAAGATGAGCCCGAAACAAAAATACTAGATAGTGATACCTGCCCAAATTGTTTTAACGTTGACTGCTTATATACCACCGACCTTGTAACATGTCGTGAATGTGGTCATATTGTATCGCGTCCATTTGACAATACTGCCGAATATCGTTACTTCTCTCAAGAAGACCGTGGCGGTGATCCAACTCGTGTAGGTGCCCCACAAGATCCACGCTTACCCGAAGCCTCCCTCGGAACGGTGATTTTAAACGGCTACGGCACTGCCAAAGCTATGTATCGTGTCCGTAAATATCATTCATGGAATACGGTTCCCTATAAAGAACGTTCTTTCATCCAAACCTGTGAGCGCCTATCACTCATCGGTCTTAATTCCGGAATCAATCAATCCATTATTGAAGAATCCAAAAATCTATACACTACTCTTCAAGAGATTGGTGGTCGTCAAGGATTAAGCCGTGATGCTCTTCTATCTGCGTGCCTTTACATGAGTCTCAAACAAGCCAGTTCTCCACGAAAACCCAAAGAAATTGCGGAAATGTTCGGTCTCTCATCGGCTACCTTTACCAAAGCCCTCAAACAAATGCAAGAAGTGATGGCACTCGCCCGTCAAAAGGGTCTTCTTCACATGACCACTACCAATAAACCAAGTCAAGCCAGTACACAAGCCGTTGAATACATTCAGTTACCGTTATCCCGTCTTCCTATTCCTCGTAATCAAATGGATCATCTATTTACCTTATGTAAACGTATTGCGGAGAAGGCGGATGAAGCCGGTTTATCACAAGAAAATATGCCACCTTCTCTTGCGGCCGGTTGTGTAGCCTTTGTTATGAAACGATGCGATAGTCTATCCATTCCTCTTGCGAAAATCGCTAAAGCTAGTGAAATTTCAGTGGCTACACTACAAAAATGTCTACGACGTCTTGAATCGTATAGCAGTGTATTAGAAACGGTGCTATAATAAAACATTCACTCAGAAATAGAGATGGGTTCAGGTCTATCATCCGCCATCACCACCCATGGTCAGTTATTTGATAAAACAGCGGGTACCCGACGAATGGTAGATGATATTTTTACGTATATGATGCATCATCTGAAAGTAAATGACTTCATGAAGTTATCCAATCCGGAAAGCTGTCAAAAGTATGTATTATTTATGGCCAATAACCTCAGTATGTTTTTCAGTAAATTAAGTGTTCGTCCCGAACTCGGAAAAGATGGTGTCTTGGCATTTCGAAGTTCCGAGGATCTTCAAGAAGTCAAAGGAACTGCCAAAGAAGAGAAAGAGAGTTTATGTCTTGTTTTGGCTTATTTTTACACACGTATTTTTCAAATGTATGGTGCCATGGCACTTACCTTACTTGATGATATCAATTATACAGTGGATATGTCCACGCTTATGGGAGCACGTCCATTGGCAGAGACGGCGAGTGCTACAGGACCATCTGTTCCTACACCTGGAGATCCCTATGCCTATGTCGAACCACGGGCTCCCAAATTATTGCGCACGGACCCCTTTCGCGGAGGACAAATCGGTGGATGGATTCCAAAACTTGGTTACTTTGATTTTATGAATCGCGGACTTCTTGTCGATCAGGCAGTCCCACAACAAACCTATTTTAATCCCTATGGAGCCCCCTATGCCATTGCCCCTCCTACCACTACTCCCACCAATCAATATGGATACACTGTAAATTATGTATTCAAAGATGATAAACACAAATACATGTATTTCAAACCTGAACCAGCTGATGTGGGTGGTCGAGATATTACATCCACTAATTCACAAAAAGGTACATTTAGCTGGGTAGATACTCAAAAGAAAATTTTTGAAATTGTTGTATCTGTACGAAAAGGTATCGATGAAAATCATGCTCAGTTTTCAGTAGATTCCATTCGTTTTCGAAAACCACGTGAAACCACCGATACTAGCATAAAAAAAGATGAAATTAAAGATGCATTATCACGCAGTAAAAAATCTGAAGAAATTATTCCTGAAACAATTACCATTTCTTCCAATCAGCCATTTCCCCTTCTCTCTCAAGCACAGCCTTCACAGAGTACCTATACAATTGATGGTCTAGCGGGCTATACCGATATTAACGCCTATTTTAAGACACTTTTCAATACACTTATTCCCTATGTTACCAAACAATACGATTCAGGTGATTCAATTGCGAGTCGTTCTGGAATGGATGCGTTAAATATTCGTCGATTTTATGAGAATTATACCAATGTAAAACCATTGGGTCATTGTATCGCACGTGCCTTACAACTTCTTAATGCGGATCCCTATGGACATGATGCGCAGGGTAAACAATTCGTCTCTTCTATCTGTAAATCTAGCTTCTTTGTTCCTCAAGGAAAAACGGAATCAGAACGCAGAGGTGTTCCTAAACCCAATGAACCTATTACCGAAAGTCCAGGAATTATGTCCCTGGCACTCTTATTTTATGATACGGTTGGAAAAGCGACCCCACATCTGTTTATGAGTAAACCCGCATTTGAACAGTACAAAGTCTTTATGAAACAAATGGCTGGATTATTTATGGGAAAAGATTCAGCAGAGGCACTTCATATTGATCAAATGGATATTCGTACGATTCATGCCAAAACTCCACAGGAAGAAAAAGAAAAAATTAAACTGACCACCGATGGAAAAACAGAGATCATGGATCATCGAACATTTGATCAACCTACAAAGAAAGGACTATGTACTCCTGAACAAAAAGATAAAACAATTCCTTTGGATCGTGATACCAAACAGAATGTTGCTGCGGTCGTGAATCAATTATTTAAGAGACAAATGAATCATGCTGTAAATTGTGAAAAGATTCTGAGACAAATGTTTACCATTGAGCACAAAGAGAATATGCCCGTTCGTATTAAAATTAGTGATGCTCTTCTCAAGGGTGGATTGGCTGCCGTTAATAAACTAAATGCTCAAGTACGACAAATTTTGATCCAGTACTACAGTGATTGTGAATCCATGTATTTAGTGGGAGTGAAACATATTGAACATCAAGGGTTACGCCAAAAACAGCAAGATAATGCTCGTAAACAACAGGCCGAACTTTTACAACAACAATTGCTAGCAAAACAGGCAGAACAAAAAGCAAAACTGAATGCGATGGCAACCATCGCTGTTCCAAAAGGTGCTCCCATTGGAATAACCGGTGCTCCACCACCCGCTATTTTACCCTCTGCTCCTGTTCTACCTGAGTCTAGGCTCATTCCTGGTGAATCTCGTGGAATTGTAAAAGCACCTGTGACGAATCCTTTACCTGCTCCGTTGAATGTTCGTCAAGAAGCAGCCATTCGAGCAGAAGAACTTCGTAAAAAACGAGAAAATCTACAAAAAACATTGGAAGCGGCCGGGCCAGAAGGCATTACAAGATTAGCTACCGATTTAAGACAAGCAGGAATGCCAAAAGCAATTGTAGATAATATCATCGACCGAATTAAACAAGGTGAATTATCTTACGATAATATTCGTAATGCGCTTTTAAAAGGGGGTCTTAAAGGAGTCTCAGATTATATTGAAACTTCTAAAAATATGGGTCCTAGACGTTCTGTTCGTTTTAAAATAGGCGGTACACGAAAATATATTACATCATCATCGCATATGACACGTCGATTGATTCGTCAATAGACCACTGATACGTATACCAGTGAAAGGCACCATCTCGTTTCCAGCGTGTAGAACTTCCGATCCATCGTTCATTGATCCATAGATAATTGAATGTTGGGAATAAACTATCTGCTACTGCGTCCACTGCTTCTCCTCGCAGTTCGTCTGTGATCATTGGGCTTTCGATCCATGCCGTGATCCATCCCATTTTTTTGTGATCGATCCGTTGGTGCGTATCCTGAATTCCGATCAATATGGATGATCGATCTGAACGGAACCATTTCCAAGTCGATCGCTCATTTCGAATTAAAATTAGGTTGGGTTGAAAGGTTCGATATACGTCCATGATCCGAAATGCTTGTTGAATTGAAAGATCGATCAAAAAAGGAGAAGATTGGTACTCTGTTAATTCTCGATAGCGATACCACCCTGTATAGACAGGTTGATGAAGAATTGAAAGAGGAGCTCCTTCTTTTAGAAATAGCGCATAAGGAATCTGTCTCGCATTCGCATATCGATGTAATTCTGTTAATAAATAATCACCTACCCCCTTTTTTCTCCATGTAGGATGAATACAAAACGCATCTACTACATAGATTGGCTTTTCATGATAGTGACCAATAAAATGATATCGAATGGTTCCTGCGATCTGTTTGGATCGATCTCGTACAAGGAGTACATGATCATTTGGATCAAACGTTAGATCCAAAACAGGAGTCTTTGGTGGATTTCCAAAATATAATGTAAGAAAAGTTCGGATCTCATTTGGATCCTTCATGAGTTCGATCGGTCGACCCGTTGGAGAAGGAAGCGATGTCTTTTCTATGATCTGAGATACATGACTCGACCAAAAGACCATTGTTCATATGATGAAAATCCTACTTAAACTCTTACAGATATACTATGCGTAAATGGAATATCGTAGACATACACTTAATTCATATGATGAGGAAAATCCATATGATGAAACCATTGAAAGCTGGCCTCATCCTGAACAGTTAACTACATGGAAAATATTATATTATGAATTTAAAAATTTGATGCAACGCTGTATGTCAAACAAAAGACGAAACGAATAAATTATGTCCGAATCCAAGAAAAGCATCCGATGTACACAATGTAACAAAAAATTAGGTCTCTTATCCCATACCTGTAAATGTGGAGTACTGCTATGTATTTCACATTTACCTCCTCAGGAGCATAATTGTACATTCGATTTTAAGAAAGAAGCACGTGCGGTAATTCAAAAACAAATGGATAGTGAACCCCGAGCAAGTTCTTTCGAAAGAATAGGATGAATGATAAAAATAAATTAATTTCACGACCCACTTTCTTTACAAACTATGAACATAATCTTCAAAAGATACAACCATCTTCTTGTTGGAGTTACGAATCTTTATTAACAAAAGAAGAATGCGATATGGCCCCGTTTTTTGATGGGGTAGAAAGCACACGAAAATATATAGAAAAACATTTCCCTTATGATTCTACTACCATGAGTGATATTCCAAATATTCCAACCGAAGAAGGGTGTAAACAGGTTGTTCTCGGTACATTTGAATTAATCGCACCGTATTTTTATTATAATAAACATGTTTATGATAAGTTTATTCTTCTTGCTGCAGAACATTGGACAGAGAAATTAAATCAAAAATATGTATCATGTGCCTTTAAGATGTTATTACACAATAATTCATGTAGCTTTCCTGTTCGTGTGTTATTACCAAATGATCTACATCGATTACTAAGAGCAAATAAAAGTCCACGTGCTACCTTATTCGAATTGTGTGTTATCTTACAACAATCCAAACGATTTGAGGTGTATGAATATCTGTTAGAAGGAATAGATTATGGACTTTATTTTATGAAACACATTTCTGGAAAAGGTGGTAAACGAAAAACTCGCCGTCGTGCTCGAAGAACTAGAAAACATTATTGAATATGTTGAAGATACAATGCCACAATATCCGGGCACCATCGTGGGTTGACTCGGGTTTCTCGAGGGGAAAACCACGCAACCGCATCTTTCTCTTTTCTGTCACGACGCCATCGCTTCACTGCCAATTTATGTTCTTTCATCCATTCAAATGTAGAATAGGATTGAATAATTTGATCCTGCGTAAGAAATCCTTGGAATATATGATATTGAAAATAATGATTGGAGGGATAATTTGTTTCCTGTGATTGAAAGACAAGTCCTGTATGATGTAAACGTTCTACTTTCGTAATATGTGATTCTTCTTCGGTTTCTCTCAATACATTTTGTTTGAGCGCGTCTAAAATCGAGATCCGAGTGTTCCATTCTTTACCTTCCATTTGCCCTTTTGGTGGCTCCCATGTAGCAGTGGTTGGACGTGCTCCTGTTCGCTTCACCACCAGAAAATGCTGTTTTTGAAAAGGTTCATCCATCGGATGAAGAAAGACACAGGAACGTAAATAGACACGCCATCCTTCTTTTGGATGTTCCACATACGCATAGGCTTTTTCCGGATCGAAGGGCAGTCGTTCTGAGCCCCGTACTAGTCCTTTTTGAAAGACATCACGGATCATCTATATAATATGTTTTTTATATAGAGATGGGTGAATATGATGTTACGATTCGAAATAAAAGTAATGGTACGGAAACAACCGTTACTGTAATCACTAAGAATTCTACGAAAGCTACCGAGAATTCGAGTGTAGCGGCTACTGCGGTGAATGCAGCAGAGAATGAAATAGAGAATAATTCACCGCTTACAGTAAATAATGTATATGGAAAATCTGTTAAAACACCACGTATCATGCGTAAAACACAAAAGAATTTGAACAAAGTCTCGTTGAACTCTGAAAAATCAAAAATGATGAATAAAATTAAAAGCTTAGAATCAACACAAAATCAGGAAGAACTCGAAACATATCGTAAGAAAGTATCGAATGCGAAAACTATGAATCAATTAACACAACTTTCCACACAGATCAATTCGATGAATACACCTCCAGAACCGGTTTCTAACGCACCGGTAAATAAAGGTCAATCGAATAAACCTGTCATGGCAACACTTGTTAAGAAGCAGAATACATCTGCCATACAAGGTACTAAAGAGAATCCTACTATCGCAACGGTTGTTGAACCAGCGAATACCAGTTCGACAGAAGGAGCTGTAAATGAACCAAGTAACGCAAAAGGTGTAAAACTTTACAATAAAAGAAAGTTACGTTCAAAGAAATCTACTACTAACCAGGCAAATGCCAATATTGTACAGGCACCCATGGATGGTGGCAAACGTAAGACACGTAAAATTAGAAGAACATAAATAATTTTCAGTAAGAATACTAGAGATGCCTATCTTTACGGTAACCGTACAAGGTCCTAATGGTCAAACCAAAACAGTAACGGTGAATACGGATACAATGTCCGCTGAAGTTGTACCATCTTCTGATAAACCAAATGAATCCCTCTTTGCTTCAGTAGATTCTAGTACAAATCCATTTCTTGAACCTGAATCTTCTGTTTCTGAATCCTCTGTTAATCAGACACAGCCTACAGTACAACCTACACTACAGCCCATACCTCATAATTTTGAAAATGGTGTGGATCCATTTGCTAACAATAGTGCGAATCTAGAATCGAGTCCTGTAACTCCCATAAAAAAAGGTGGTAAACGCTCTACACGCATCTTCCGCTCTAAAAAGAAGCGTACTACTCGCAAACTCCGAAAATAGATAATATCTTATTGTACTAGAGATGAGCATACAAATCTTTGTTCCCGACATTAAAAACAATCGAGTCGTTTTGAATCCTGACAATTCGATTGCGTTTCAACAATGGACTTATCCTATTCGCCAAGATATTACAAAGGGATCATCCACACGCTATAATCCTAATAAACCAATTGACCAAATGGATATGCTTGAAATTCAAGATGCGTATCAACGACTATATGAAAAATATAAAACCGTCATTGATAATACTCAAACCATTCGTGACCAATCCGATAAAAAACGGATGTATGCCATTTTAGAACATATCGATAAATTATTAATTGATATGGGAAAAACACGTGAACAACGTGTTGATTATTTGACAACTGGTCAGTTATGGCAAGAATATCATCGTTTAATGGAGAAATACGATCTTATTCATAAAACCATACCATTGGGAAGTGAAGAGCAACAACGTTATGTTCTTGTTTGTCGAAAGGCTGGTTTGGATACTCCTAATAATGCTGGAACAACCCTATCTCTTTACGCAATGACAAAGGCAAAACAACAAAACAAATCGAGTACCGTCTAATACATACGGCTTTCCTCATTATATTGTATTCTATATAATAGAATGAGTGCTTCTGAATCTACGGAGTCAAAAACACTATACCCGATGGGACCAACCGATAATGACGCCGCCGATAATTATATGAAAAGTAAGACATTGGAACCGAATGAGCAAATGGCAAAAATTATAAAAGGTGACAAAACGTACGTTCTTACCTTGAAAGATTTTACTATTTCTCCGATTTCTCCTATTAATCATTCCAAAGAAACTGCCGAGGAGGCCTTTCGACGCCGAGAGTTGAATGAACAACGTGAACTTGCGCAAGCAAAGCAAGCAACGCAAGTGGAACCAGTTAAGCCGATTAAAAAAAGCAATAATTATACAACATGGGATAAATCCGAATTGGAAGAGGAAGAATCGCGTATTAAATCTCGTCCTAAAAATGCGTCTGGAGCATTGGTCAATCCAAATAATGCGTCAAAATTAGCAAAAGTACGTGTGGCTTTAGCTAAAAAAGGTGGCACGCGTAAACATCTTGTGTCTCGCGCTAAAAAAACTCGTCGCCATAAATAGAGATGAGTCGATTTATAATGGAGAATGCTCCAAATGATAATGACGAAGAATTATCTATGGGACAGTTTTCATTAACCCCTGAAAATATATCTACAAATAAACCGACTAAAATTGGTCGATTTGAAATGACAAATGCTTCCAATAGTGATTCCAATGATGAAGTAAAGGTTTCATCTCAACCTGAGGCAACATGGACCATGATTCGTGACCCCAACACAAGAAAGGTATCATTTATTCATCCATTTTGGGGTAAAACCAATCGTCTTCCGGCTGGCATTCCCGTTAAATCATATCCCGTTCGTATCAATCGGCCAAAAATGGGTAATCGATTAACATTAAAACCAAAAACACGCGCACAACAAATTCAAAATAGATTACATGCCATTCCTACCTCTCAAATCAGTCTGAACGCACCATATGTAGCGAAAGCTAAACAAAAACAGATAAATAATTTTACGACATATCGTATCAATCAGGCTGTCTCTAATCAACAATCACAACAAAGTAAGGAAGAAGCAGAACAATCTATGAAGGACTGGGTGATGTTTAATAAACAATCCGAAGACAAGCGAACACCTGAACAAAATATCGAACTTGTCTCAAAAAGTTACAATCGTGTTGCACAATCCAAGCGTCAAAATGGAGGAAAACGAACTACTCGACGACTTCATTCCAAAAAGAAGCATTCCTCCCGAAAACTACGTCGTTCGACTCGATAATATCATTCTTCGCACTCATTAGAGATGTCATCTAGTCCTCCGTGGAAAATGTGGAAAGATCCCATAACAAAGGAAATGATGTTTTTTCATCCTCGCGTTGGAAAGACAAAGAAACGTCCAGAACCCGGTACACCCATAGAAATGATACGTGGACCTAATACTGATCTAAAAATGAATAATACTTCATTTAAGGTCAATAATGTACCGAAGTATGGACCAAATCGAACACTGACTCCAAAAAATTTCCGTCAAGCAAAAGCCAATCTTGACCATATAAAATCCATTCAAATGATGGGAATTACGCCATCGGATGAAAAGAATGATTCGAATGAAAACTCAAATAAAAACTCAAATAAAAATTCGAATGAAACTAATACACAACCATATGAGATTAACTACAATCGACGACCTCAACGTCTTGCTAATAAAAGAAATTATCAAAGCAAACAAGATGCAGCGTATTCGATGAATAAGATGACAATAATTAATGAACAAATGGAAAAACGACGAACCCCTCAACAACGGGCGAATCTTGTTAAAGCAAGTTACAATCGTGTTGCTCAATCCAAGCGTCAAAATGGTGGAAAGAAGAAAATTCATTCTACACGTAAACGTCGTCACTCTTCATTTCGACTGAAAAATAACAAATAACCATACTGAAAGGATAATGGCATCAAATCCACATATTTTGTGTAACTCCATCCATTTCGCTGTGCTTTTTTGATAATTTCGGACATACTCGGCATTGTTAATGTATGTTTCTGTCGTCTGGTTGATCCATCCTTAAATCGAAACGTTTCTCGAAACTCCGCATCTGGATCCTCCAATTCAAATGTTGCTTCATACTCAAACTTATCAAAGACTACCTTCGATTTTTTCAGGCGCTCTTTGACATAATTCTGCGGACTAATTCCAACCCATGGATTACTCGAATCCAAAACAGGATCAAACTTGTATTTATTCACGACTTCGATTGCCAAGGACCCCCCTGGTTTTATCCATAATGATAAGTTTCGGAACAATGTATCCAAATCCTTAAAATAATAAATCGTAAAGTACAAAATACACGCATGTGTGAATTCCGCCGCTCCTGCTGCACCTGGACCCATTAAATCAAACATGCGAAACTCCACATTTTGGCGTTCCGTCTCTGTCAGCGTCGTGCTTTCTAACATCGTTCCCTTCGCATATCGAATCATTGCCTGACTCTTATCAATTCCCACCACATGACCTACACCCTGTTTGGCTAACGCACATGTCGCAATTCCAATACCGCATCCTGCGTCTAGAATCGTTAATTGCTCTTTTGGTGTATTTCGTGAAAATTCCTCTAAACAAATTGCGGTTTCTGCCTGAATCAAATTCTCATTTTGTGTCAACTTTGTAAACACCGACGCATAAAAATCATCAAATAGATCTTCGTTGCTTAACCATTCATATTTTGAAAGAGCGGCATCCGATGCTTCATCTTGTGTTACGAATCCTTCACTAATACTTCCATAGTTAACGGTCGTTAGTCGATCGAGTGTCAAAATAATCAGATAGTTTAATCCAATTAGGAAAAGTATTATTAATAATACGGTTTGCCAGGTATCAAACTTGATCACCGTAAACAAGGCCGCCAAGATCACCAAGGTGGCTACGACAATCAATTGTGAATAGAATGGTTCCATTCCCTACTTTCCTATTTTGTTTTTCTTAACGTTTTTCTCCGAGATGATATATGTCGTGTACTTCGTTTACGACAGGTAATGGCTCCGTTTTTCTTGCCACAATCACTCGAGTAGGTCTTAATTCGATGACAAACGGTTGTATAGGGATCATGAAAATTCTCATCTAAACCGCATCGCATTCTCCACAGCCACGCCATCATGGAACGCCGACTATCCCATTGTGGTGGATTTGTTTCTTCTAATTTTTGCCATCTTGTACGAATCTCTTTTGGTAATACAGCCGGAAGAAAGACCCAAAATGATTGATACCAGTACATTCTTTTCTTCCACGGAAGCACATTCCATTTATTCTGTTCCTGGGGATCCCTACACTTCTTTATATCTGGTGGACATTCAGGCATCGGTTCGGAACCAACGGATGACTCTTTTGGATGATGATACGCAACTGAAAAGAGAAAATCCCACAAATTCAACAATTGTTGATCCCATGATTCTTTTTTGAATTCTGTATAGTATTTTTTCACTTGTTCATAGGTTGGATCTGCTTGAGGATGAAGTCCCTGTTTTCGCAATTTTCCATTTACACAATTGTGAATGGTATACATCCATTTTTTAAGATCGAGTTTTGGATCCATTTTTCCATTCACTTTATATGGATGCTGACGATAGTAATCTGTCAGCGAAGTACGACAAAATTTACACGGAAGAATATAAGGAATGGTTTCTAGAAATCTCGCCAAATTTATAGATGATTTATTTGAATCATCAAATGTGATCAAATGAAATAATTTCCAGCCCGATGGACCCCAAAATCGCGTGTCCATTCTCTATATCTTGTTCACAATGATTGTTAACAAGATAATGATAATTTTATATAATAATTAATCCATACCAAATCCTCGGAAGCTCAATGGGGCCATGTAAGGACGTACAACAGAATTCGCATCAGGAACAACATCTTCTGCTTTACATTTTACCACAGCCGGAGGGCAACTCTGACGCGGACAAGGGGCACATTCAGGACATTTTGTGGGAGGCGGGCATTTTACCTCAGGGCAACGAGGGCGCGGGCAGGGAGGGCATTCACCACTCGGCTTCTGACACTTCGAGCAATCCAAAATGACAGGATTTTGCTTTGGAATAGAGGACTTTAGAACATAATTGCTAAGATCGGGTACAGGTGGACATTCACTCTTCAAAATATAATTGCTCATATCAGGCAACGCAGGGCATGGAGGAATAGATGATTTGAGAACATATTTGCTCATGTCTGGTTGTTTGCATTCAGGGCACGCCGGACTGATGGGACGAGGTGCGGGTTTAGAGCATCCACAGGGAGAGTTCTCTCCACAATTGTTACACATGCTTCCCGCATCCTGAAATCCTTCTAGTTTCATTTGTCTTGCGAGGAATAAACCTACTGCTAGACCCACCACAAAGATTCCTAATAAATGTAGGTTTGACGGAGTCATTCTATTTGTCCTAGTTTTTAAAAAAGATGCCTATGTATAGGTTGATTTCATTTTATTAATGAATATTAAATGTTCCAATTAATCCTACAATCGTACCGACTATCGCAGTAAAGATTGATATGAGATGAGATTTTGAAGTAAGTGAAGAATCTACCATAAAAAAGAATGAAATAAGAGCCACTGGAAATCCAATACCCATTAAGACATACGCTGTCGTATTGTTTGCCACAAATCCTTCTTTTTTATAATCTTGATAGTGTGCTTTTTTCATAATTGCGAATACAATTCCTACAATGGCTCCAATAAATACGAACAATACAATAATGCCAACTATCACCTGTTGATAACTCATTCTATTATATTATAAATTTTTATATTCCAAAGGAAAAAAATTGTACATAACATAGACCATAATTAAAATAATTAAAATAATACATACTATAACACCATTTCGTCTAGTTAATAAATCTAATAATACTGAAATAATTTCTAAAATCTCTTTCATTTATTAATAAAAGAGATCTTATTTATAAATATTTGTTAAAGAAATACATTGATTCTTATCGCTTACCCCAGGTAGCCCACAATTTGAAAGCAACCATGACAGCCACGATTCCAACGGGTAGTCCAATCGCAAGCGCATAATTGGGTTGTCCGAATTCTGTAAATCCATCTTTTTGAGAATGAGATGTATTCTTTACCATCAACACAATCGCATAGATTAATCCAGCTAACGCACATAATCCAAACAACATGATCACTTTATCTATACCGTCCATTTCTACTAATGGAGAATAATTTATAGAAAAGAGTCATCTAAAAAATGTGAATACCGTATATTCTTAATCAAACACTTTGGTAAACAATTTCAAACCTCCTAGTAAAAATGCCACTGCAATTCCAACAATGGGAAAGATGTAGTCATTACTCCATCCAGAAAATCCCTCCTCTTTATAATCTTGGTAATGGAGAACAATACCTGCTTTTGAAAGTCCGATCGCAACACCAACAACCGCTCCAAGAACAAGAAGAGCAGCAAGGAACTGCCAACTGAACACATAACTCAATGCGTGTTTAGCAAACGAATTATTTGACGACATTCTAATCTATCCAATTATTCTTTTCGAACATAGATCATATCTTCAAACTGACCCAGAACAATATTGAATGCCACAATGCGCTCACCGGAAATAAAAGACTCGTATTCTTCTTTTGAACAAATATTTTGACGTGCAAAATACGTATGAAGATCTTTTGTATCCGCTAAATACTTTTCAATGAAATGATATGCCATTTCTGCCGTAGTAAATACGCCCATCACAACACGATTTGGAAATGGTTTATCAACTGCACGAATGATAACATCCGATTCAACAATGTAAGACATCTCTGATCCTATGTTTTATTTTGAGTTTACTTGGCAATTCGCCATCCTTGCCAATCCATTGGTGGACATCCACATGTGATTCCCAAAGCGGGATCGGGTGTCGCTTGTAAACGAGTACACATCATGCGCGCATATCCCTTCCACGAAAAATCAGCAGATGTCTTTGTACCTTCAGGCATGATACCAAAATCTGATGGTTTCAAACCGCGTTTTTTGACTTGTGCTTCAATTTCTTTTGAACGTTGTTTCCAATCAAATTGAGATGGACCACGACCTGCGTCGACCGGCTTTGGAGCAAGGTGATCTGTAACCGGTGCTGGTCCACCATTCGGCATAAATTGAGCATTAGATACATTATTCAAATCTGCAGTAGAAGGAAATCCTGTCGCATCAATCGTGGATGAAGCCGCACGTTGTGATTCCATCAATGAATGGCTCATTTTTGTAGCACCACCTGCTGCCGCTTCATTTGGTGCTGTATATTTTACACTAAATGATGCACTCACTCCATTAATAATCTGGTCTGCGTACTTATCCATCAATGAATTAATCTGTTGAGTTACCTGTGGATCTTTTTGTAGATTCGCAGGAAGAACATTGGCTAATCCCGATGGAAAACCAAGTGTTTTAATAATTTGAGGCAATGGCTGACTTGGATTTCCAAGAATGGGAAATGCCTTATCAATGTCTGCTTTTAGAATGGGGATATCACCAACCGCCATCGTTTTATTATTTATCTTATCAACAATACCTTGAACATCATTTTTTAGCTGAGTCAATGCTGATACACGTGAAGTTATAATTGGGTCAGTCGTCGCACTTGCGGATAAACGAATGATTTCGCCTTGAATACGAGAGATAAACGCAGTCAAATCGGCTACTGTTGCTTTTTCTGTCGATGCGGAAGCAGGTGGATTGGTAAAGCCATCTACACTAACAGGCCCATGAAGGGCTCCTGCGGATCCTGATAAACGAACTTGCTCTTGTAAATACGCCAGATTCGCTGACATTTCATTCAATGTCGTGAGAGTCATAGTTGGTTGAAGACCCGGATTACGATTTAATAAATCAACCGCATTTTGGAGAATTTGAAAATCGCTACGCGCATTACTTAATGGCAATTGAATGGATGGATCCGATTTTTCGACTAATTCTTGTGCCTCAAATGCTAGAAATCCCTTCATCATTTCAAGTAATGATACAATTTGTTG